GGAGGCGGCGGACTTCGAATGCTTGGGCACAAGCAATGCTGAAGTCTTTGATTGGATCAAAGCAAACCTTCCGTATGATCAAATGATCCTCGAGTTTTTTACTCCAGGTGAACCAAACTCGGGGTGGATTCACTGCAGCTATGTATCTGACAAACCAAGAAAACAATTATTGAGAGCGTTTAAAGAAGATGGCAAAACTAAATACAAACCTGTTATTGGTAACGCTGTAGACTTAGGTTAAATGAGTAAAAAAGTAATTATACAAAAAGCATTTGCCAACATAGATACCGTTCATGGTTTTTGTGAACAGTGTGAAGAAGAAACAATCTTAATTGCAATTGTTCAAGATTATTATAGATGTACCAACTGTGGTCACGATACTAGACAACATATAAATGGTAGTATAAGATATTTAAAAATAAGTGAAAAAGATAGAGAATACATAAAGCAAGAAAATAAATGAGTTTAAATATTCAGATAGTAGATAATTTCTTTTCGAAGAAAGAGTATGATATTTTAGTTAACAACTTAAATAAAATTTCTTACACCCCTGCAACCAATAGTCAGGGACTTTATGGTATGAATCACGAGATTGGAGAAACAGAAGAAAACAAATGGTTGTTTGATAAAATTAAAAATAAATTTACTCCAGGCTTTCCTGAAATAAAAGAATTAGAAATAGTATATGCTTCTTTTCAAATGAGAGATAATAAAAATAATATTAGTCCTCATAAAGACGAAGGTATAAAAGGTCATTACACATGTAAATATAATTGTTTAATATATTTAAAAGGAGAAGAACTAACTTACAATGGAACTGGTTTTTATCATGATACTAATTTAAATACATACATAGGCTTTGTTAACAACAGAGCTATGTTTTTTAATGGGCGTGATGTTTATCATACTTGTCTACAGGGCTTAGGAGAAAGTAGTGCACGATATACGTTAGGAGTATTTTATGGGAAAAAAAGCTAAGTTTGGTTTAGTTACAGCTCCACGTCAACGGCCTAGAAAAAGACCGGGCAGACATAAGAAGAGTCCTAACAAACATGAAAAAAGAATGGGTAAGTATAGAA